TGTTTAGAGAAATGGTAGAACAAGGAAATTCAAAAGAAAAATCTGCACAATTTGCAAAGAACCTAACAGTAAACTTTAATAAAAAAGGAACATGGGGACCTTTCTTTAATAGGTTATGGGTATTTAGTAATGCTGGGATCCAGGGATCTGCAAAACTATTAACCTCATATACAAAAAATCCAAAAGCCAGAAAGATGTTAAATGGATTAGTTATAGCAGGGTTTTTCCAATCACTTATAAATAGATTGTTAGCACCAGATGAATGGGATAATAAAGTAGATAATTATCAAAAAGACAACATGTTTTTACTTACTATACCAGGAACAGAGAAATATGGATCTATGAAAGTAGGATATGGGTTAAATGCTTTTTGGTCTACTGGTGTAATAATGGAAGATGTTTTAGCTGGACAAGAATGGTATCAAAAACTGTTTGGATTAGAAGTAGGATCTGGAACTACTTTTGAAAGAGGTTTTAAAAGATTCTTAAAAGCAGTAGATCAAGGTTTTAATCCAATAGGATCAATGAATATGTTTACACCTACTATTCTACAGCCTATAGCTCAAATAAACAAAACACATGAATCAGGTCATGGTGGTGTTAATTGGATGGGATCACCTATTTATAAAACATCTTTTCCAGGTCAGCCAGATCTATTTCAACATGAATCTTATTTTAAAGGAGTTTATCCAACATCAAGAGATGCAACAAGAGCATTGTATGAAGCAACATCAAATGAAAAAGGATTTGGGGGAATAGATATAAATCCAGAAAAAATAGATCATTTTATGAGAGCTTATGGTGGAGGATTAACAAAAGATTTTATGGATGCAACAAACTTTGCTTATGAAGGTATTAAAAATGGAGAATTAGTAACACCAGAGAATTATCCTTTGCTTGATGTATTTGTTCAAGAAGGTCATGGCTGGGATCAGCAATCAACATTTTTTGAAATATATGACAGATCTAAAGTTTATGCTTATGGAAAACAAGAAATAATGAGATTTTACAGAACTGGTGCAGGTGCAGTAGAAAAAGGAACATTAGATAAAAAAGTATACAATCAAAGAGTAAGAGCATTTAGAAAAAATCAAAAAGAATTAACAGGTGAAGATATTATGATGAACCCTTACGATCCTAAACAAGGTAAAGGTAAAAAAGTTAAAGCAAAACCAGTAGACAGTGGATCAAAGAAAAGTTATTTAGATTATTTAGATTAGGAGAAAAAATGAAAGACAGTATTAAAAAAATAGCTAAACAAGTTTGTGAAGATTTAGATATGTATAGTGAAGATGTGGTAGATCTAATTATAGCTACAGGCAATGCAGAAACTGGTTTTAGGCATTTGGAACAAATGGGAAATGGTCCAGCATTAGGATTTTTCCAAATAGAAAAAAATACAATAGATGATGTGTTAAAAAATTATGCCAGGTATAGACCAGCAGTTATGAATGTATTACTTGAATATGGATTAAGACAAGGAGATGAACATTTTAGTGTTATGTCTAATATAGCATTACAGGTAGCATTTTGCAGATTATGTTACAGGAGAGTGCCAGATCCTATTCCTAATAATTTAAAGGATATGGCTAAACTATGGAAAAAATCATATAACACAGAAGGTGGAAAAGGAACAATAAAACATTTTTTAAAAGCCAATAAGGGGTAACAATGGATCAACATATGATTGAGGGTTTGCTTGGTCAATATGGCTGGATGGCTGTTGTTGCTTTTGTGCTTTTAATAGGTAGATCTACAATAGAATCAGCTATAGAAGCTATAAAAGTATTTGCTGGAGGAGATCTAAATACTGATGATGTAATTATATTTGATGATAGACCTGCTCGTGTAGTTAGGGTAGGATTTTGGAAAACGATTTTATTTGTATATGAAGTTGGATGCACAAATGGAAAGCCATTTATAAAAGGTGGAAATAAAGTAGCTATACAAAACGACAAACTAAAAGATCACATGATAGAAAAACCATTGCCTATGTTAGATCTTAAAAAATGGGATGATTGTCAAGATGATTGAATGGGGTTATTTTTGTTTAGGCTTTGTAGTATTTTTTACAATAGGGTTATTAATTATTAAAGGAGAACTATGAAAACAAAAGATATTGGTAAATTTTTAGGAGCATCTTTTTTGTTTGGAGCAGGCAGGCAAAAGATGGGACAAGGAAAAAAGAAGCCACAAATAGCTAAAATGTTGTTCCCTATGGCATTAGGCTATTTAATGAAAAAAAGAAAGGATAAAAGCAGATGAAAGATTTTTTGGACACTTTAAGCAACCAGCCAGAAATTGGAATAGCATCAAGTGCTGGATCTGGAATATTATATTGGACAGGTATTTTAAATCCTATTCTTTCATTCCTCACATTGCTCGTTGGATTAATTATTGGGTTAATAACTCTGGCTATTAAAATTAAAGAATGGAGAAAAGTGTGATCCAGGGACTTGTAGCAAAAAAATTAATAGATCTTGTAATAAGAGCAATAGAAAAAAAATTTGATCTTGGTGGCATACAGAAATATGTGAAAGAACCTAACGATCTTGACATAATGTTTAAACAACAACAAAAAACTGTAAGTAAGCAAGGTAAGTATATAGAAGAACTTGAAAAAGATGTAGCAATATTAAAAAAAGATTCACATCCCAAAAAAGAATTTAAGTGTAATTGCAAATGTCAAAAATAGATTGGGAATACTTACAAAGCTTGCCTAAATACCAAAGAGAATTTGAAATGAAAAAAATGGCTAAAAAACAAAAGGAGCAAGATGAAACTAAAAGAGCAAATAGCAAACTGGGTGATCAGCAAATTAGACGATCCATCTACAAAAGAAAAAGTAGTAGCAAAATGGAACAGTAATGTTAATATACCTATTTTAAATGAATCTACAGAGGAGAAAATCTTTGGAGCTATTTATGATTCTGTTAAAGATGTTATTAAGGATGTCCTATTAAAGTAAAACTTTAAATAAACCTATTTTTTTTTAAGTAATTTATCGTTATATTATAACTACTAAAAATAACGATAAGGAGTTACTTATGAAAGATAATATGAGGATATGGAATCAAGTGTGTGATTCTGATCCTAAAACTTTAAAAAAATTAGAGTATGGTTTTAAGCCTACTGTAATTGATGCACAATCCCAATTAAAAAAAGCTACAGAAATGTTTGGTCCTATGGGAATAGGCTGGGGTATAAAAGATGAGATAAGACATTTTGAAGATAAATGGATCTTTTATTCAGCTATTCTATGGTATAAAGATGGTGATCAAATAGGTGAGGTAGCAATATGTTCAGATAATCAAATCAAAAATGATTGTATGAAAATTTGTCAAACTGATGCATTAACAAAAGGTTTGTCAAGAATTGGATTTAATTCTGATGTTTTTGAAAACCAATGGGATGGTGATAAATATATTGGTTTAGCAAAGACAAAGAAACCTAAAAAGATAACACAACCAGTTGAAGGGATAAATGTCAATGTTAAACCTAAACAGCCTGGTGGAATGTCTGATGTTGCTTTAGAACAAGAAAAGCAATATGATGGATCAGAGGGTTTAGATCTTGAAAAGCTTATGGTTAGTGATGCCATAACCTTCCAACCTACTGATAAGGTGCAGTATGGGTTTCCTACATTAAGGAAAAAAACTTATGCTCAATGCACTAAATCAGAACTACTACAAAATAAAGAATATTTTTCCAAGTTAGATAATATAGATGATAAATTGCAAAAACATCTAAATACTATTGATGCACAGTTAATAGAAGGTGGTCATAGTGAGTAAGGACTGGAAAGATATTATTGCCAAAACATCCAATGGCAGATGGTATGAGATAGCAGAGGGGACATTTGTCCCTTCTGTTACTACCATGTTAAAGGGTGGAACACCTAAAGATGAATGGTTTTATAAGTTTTTAATAACAGCATCTGAAGGTGATTATGATAAATATCTTAAAGGAAAATCAGAAGCAAGTAGAGTAGGGATAAGGACACATGATATAATAGAACATTTACTTACAGGAAAAGAGTATTTGTTTACAGATAGAGATCCAGAGGTTCAAAGAGCAGTAACATCTTTTGTTACTTGGTGGCAAACATCTGGTATAAAGAAAAAAGACATCATAGAGATAGAAGCTTTTTTATATTCTACAGAGCTTAAAGATGGTGATCTAAAATATAGGTATGCAGGTAGACCTGATCTAATTACAAAAATGCCTGATCCAAAAAACCCAAAGAAAAAGATTGTAGCCATGATAGATTGGAAAACATCTAAAAGACCAGATGATCCATCTTATGGTATGCAAATGTCAGCATATAAGAACTTATGGGATTCACAAAACAAAGAACCTATTGATAAAATGTATGTAGTATGGTGTAAGAAGAATTTTAGAGGTGCTATGCCAGGCAAAACATCAAGGTTTTTATATGAGATGCCTTATGATCCAAAAAGTGTTAAGTGTGCTGAATATTTGTTTGATAAGTTTTACAGTAAAGCAAGAGAAACTAAAGCTACACCAAGTTTCAAATCAGATCTAATTAAGGAATTTAGAATTGATTTGTAATACATGTAAAGAAGATAAGCCATTAAATCAGTTTAGAAAGAATGGTCCATGGTATGTTAAGAAATGCAAGAATTGTATTAAGATTACTAATAAGAAATACAATGATAAAAGAAAAGCAGAAAAGTTGAATAGCCTATGGTAAAGAAGGGTTTAAAATTAATTAACAAAGGTTATGAAAGCCATGACAAAGTATTTAATGGTTTGGATCAATTTGAAGATGGTATGTTGGTGTTATGGAAGAACCACATATATAAATTAGTTTCACATAAAAGATCAGATGGTAAAAGAGCATTAGGTTTAGAAGAACAGTTTAAGTTTGTTCAGCCTAAAAGAAATGAAAAGTGTATGTGTGGCAGTAATAAGAAATACAAAAAATGTTGTTGGAAATTATTTAATTAACGATAGGAGAACGAATGAATAATGATTATGTAGTAATACCAGGTAAGTTATTAAGATCCAGTGATCTTTCAATGATGCAGAAATTATTGTATGCAAAGATCTTGGGATTAGACAATGACAAAGGATGCTATGCATCTAATCAGTATTTTGCTGATTGTTTAGGTGTAAGTAAAGATTATGTAAGTAAGGCTATTACAGATCTTAAAAAGAAAGGATATGTCAGTGTTGATCTAAATTACAAGCTTGGATCAAAAGAGATAGAATCAAGGACTATCAGATGTATGTCAGATACCTATGGTATAAATGTCCCACAGGGTATAGGACAAAATGCCAAAGTTAATGTAAAGAAAGAATATAAAGAAGAAAAAGAATCTTTTGATCTTTTTTGGATTAACTATCCAAGAAAAACAGGAAAAGCAAAAGCCTGGAATTTTTGGAAAAGTAATTATAGCAAGCTACCAGTTAATGTAATTAATACTCATTGTAAGGAAGCATATGCAGGGACAGAAAAACAGTATATCCCTCATCCTCACACATATTTAAATCAAGAAAGATATTATGATGAAATTATAAAAACTGTAGTTAAAGAAAATATTGTTTCTTTTAAGGATTTTAAATTGGATTCAACAGGTAATGCAAGAATAGGATATTGTAGTAGCTGTGGATCAAGTGATTTTTATGATCCATTTAAAGTAGCAAGTGAAGATAGTAGATGTTGCAATAGAGAACTTAAACCTAACAAAGGAGTAATAAATGGCAAAGAAAATAGATCATCCATCAATCATAGCAAAGAATCCAGAGGTGATGTTAGAACTATTACAGAACTTGTCCAAGAAAGAACTTATTAGTGAGGTAGAATTTCTTAAAAAGCAAAGAGAAGAAATATTGAAAGCTTTGCAAGAAAAAGATGGAAGAATCAGATCATTGGAAACTGAATTAAATGAATATAAATTGGTAAAGGAGAGCAGATGAATGATGAAAGTTGGATAATGTTCTTAATGGTAATCCAGGTAGCTTTAATATCTTTTGTGTTAGGAAGGTTATTATAATGACAGAAGGATATAAACAGCCATTTGAGCAGAGATATAAAAATATGATTGCAGAGCCTAAATGTGAAGAATTTCTTAAAAACATTAAGATGCCCTGGATGAGGTTTGGTTTTGATATATCTCAAACAATGCCTGTAAAACATTGGATGAAGATTCCCAGAACAATAAGAAATACACCTGATTATATGATAGTGTCAGATCAGTTTTATTTTTTAGAGGTTAAGGGATGCAAAGATTTTTTAAGAATGAAAATAAAAGATCTTGAAAGCTATAAATTTTGGAATGGAGTATATGGTGGAACCTGTTTGTTTTTTATATACTCTACATTAAAAGGTATGCAAAGGATCATATCTTATCATAAGCTTATGGCATTAATTGAAACACAAAAATTTCCAATTAAGGTTTATCCTGATCCAGGATTAAAAAAAGAATATTATGAGATCCCAATAAATTGGATCTGGAAATTAAAAGAGCATGAGATAGAATGAAATGTTGGTATTGCAAAGCACCTGTCCAATGGCAATCAGATTTTACATTTGAAGATTATGAAATGTCTGGAGATGGTATAGTTACTGTTTTAACATGCACTGGATGTAATGCTTATTATGAAATTACACTGGCTGATGATCCAGCAAAATCATCAAAACAAATAAAAAAAACGAATAAGGAGAACGAATGAAAGTAAAAGTTGGTGATATTAAAAATGTTCCATGGAACAAAACTAAAGCAACATTTTCTATTGTGTTGGAAACGATAGCAGGAAGGTTTGTTATCAAAGATTGTAGAATAGTAGAAGGTGTAAATGGATTGTATGTAGCAGGTCCAAGTAAACAGTATAATAATAAAGAAGGTGAAGCTACATATTTTCAGTTTTTGGATTTAGATCCAAAAGCACAATCAGCATGTTTAGCTGAAATTCAAAAAGAATATGATCATACAATGGATGATTATAAATTCTATGGAGAACCTACTTATAACAAAAACAAGGAAGATGGAGAAAAGATTCCATTTTAAATATATGGATGATATAAGATTTCAAGAGATCTTAAAGCACAACAAAGAGCTTGATAAATCTATACAGTTGTTAAAACAAGATAATAAAAAGTTGAGTGATGCATTGAATAAATATGCTTTACCAGCATTAAGAGAATATCAAAATTTTAGCACAAATAGTTTAGCAAAAATAGCTCAAGGTGCATTAGAAAGGATCCTGGAACTTTTAAAGACAAGGTAGCTGTTTTAATCCTACCTCACACACTCGTAAGTAACTCGTAAATAGTTGCCTTGTCTATCTTTACCTCAAAAATTATGGAAACAAAATTTGATAAATTGCAAACTTATCAGGAAAATGCTTCAGAAAACAAAAAGCAAAAAGCTGAAAGAAACAAAAAAAAATCATCATCAGTTAAAGGACCTATAGTAACTGGTTTAGAATCACATGGAAGAATAACTATGAGTATGTCAGGTGTTGTATCAAAAGAAAGGTGGGATAAGATCTTTGGCAAAAAAAGCAAGCAGAAAGACACTAATAAAAAAGCTTGATACAATTACAAGCAAAATTATAAGAGGAAGAACACCTTATTGTGTCCAGTGTGGATCAACAGAGAACCTAACATGTGGTCATGTATTTAGTAGAAGGCATTACAGCACAAGATGGGACATAAGAGAAAATGGTAATTTACAAACCCAGTGTTGGGGGTGTAACTACAAGCATGGTCTGGACAATTTTGATTACTATGAATGGTTTAAGCTGGCATATGGAGAAAAACAATTTTTAAAACTACGAGAAGAATATACAACAACAAAAAAATTCTCTAATGTTGAATTAGAGGAAATGATCAAAGAATACAAAAGGATATTAGATGCAATATAAATCAAAGCATGCTCAATTTAACAGAGTAATAAACAAAATAGATGCACCTATCAGAGATATTGAGATCAGATCTATGTGGGATGGATTAAGTTATGCAGATCTAAAATATAAAGAAAAGATCCAGATCATATCAGAAAAGTATTTTGTTTCAGACAAAGTAGTAGAACATGCATTAAATGAACATACAGCAGTTAAGTAGATACAAAGGAACAGGTGCAGAACACCTGGTATGTGCTGATATATGGTTCCAGGGATATAAAGCTTATATAATGCCTGGAGGTGTATTTGATGTGCTTATAAATGTTAAGAACCAATTAATAAGGATCCAAGTAAAAGGATCATCCAACATACAGAGAACACACAATAGATTAATATTCAATACAACAAGAGGTCAAAACATGAAAAAGTTTTATGATCAGGATTGTATAGATGCCTGGGCATTTGTAGATCTAATTTACAGAAAGGTAGCATATGTGCCAGTAGAAGAATGTCTTAATCAATATAAGTATACAGTAAATAGAAAAGATTTTAAGAATAAATCACTTAAAGTATTACTTGAAAATAAAATAGGTAAGAAAAAACTTGATTTATATCACAAATTATGATCATGGAAGTAACATTATTTTTTATTGCAGGAACAGTGTTGGGATCAGTGATCACACATTATGCATTTAGATCAGGATCTAACCAGGCACATCAAGCATACGAGGTTATCTATACCACACCTGAAGAACCTAAAAAAGACCAAGAAGAAGAAACAACAAAGCTTACAGATGAAATGTATGATTGGGATGAGTATGGTAGTAGCACAAGATTTCAACAATTTGAAGAAGATGATAACTTGAATGAAGAACCCAATTAGGCACAAGCCAGTATGGCAAGATAAAATAATAGCTTGGTTACTCGTTAAGATCCCAAGATTAAATAATGTAATAGATTGTGCATTGGAAGAAGCTTACGATTTAGGTTATAGGGATGGGATGATGAGCAACAAAAATAGATTGTTACTCAAGGGGATTAAGTTTAAGTATAAGACAGGTATATTTGGTAAGAAACCAAAAGCTAAAGCCTGATTTAACAGGCAAATTAACAGGTAATAACAGGAGATCATATGTCAGTTATAAAAGAATTACTGAATAGAAGAAAAAACAAAAGATTGGCTAAAGAAAAGCAAGCAGATCATGATAGAGAAATGGCTGAAGCTAAACTATCACACAGGCAAAGAACTAACCTTGCACATGATAGAAAGAAAAAGAAAAATAAATACACAAATTTATATTCATAATGTCAAAGTTTAAAAAAGGACAATCAGGTAATCCTAAAGGCAGACCAAAAGGATCAGGCATCAAAGCTAATGTTCCAGAAGAATGTAAGGGTGTAATGAAAGAATTAGCATTAGGATATGCAATGGATCCTGATCACCCTAAACATCATGAGTATCTTATGAAATTTATGGATAAGATATTCCCAAGTTTAAAAGCACAAGAATTAAAATTAGATACAGAAAGTAATGCAGGTTTTGTATTTATGCCAGAACAAAAAGAAAGTATGAAAGCAGAAGAACCTGATGATAAAGAATATAACTAAATACCTATGGACAGAGTTTTATTTAAACCACATAGTGGACCACAAACATATGCATTGGCTATCAACGATTGTTTCCTCATATTATATGGAGGTAGCAGAGGTGGTGGAAAAACTACAGCTGGTATTGTATATTTGCTTAAACATATTAGCAATCCTGGTTTTAGGGGTTTGGTTATTCGTAGGACTTCAGAAGATCTTGTTGATTGGATAGATAGAGCAAGAATTATGTATGCACCAGCTGGAGGTGTAGTAACAGGTAAGCCAGCAACGATAAAGTTTCCTTCAGGAGCTTTGATAAGATGTGGACATTTAAGAGATGACAATGCTTATCAGAAATACCAGGGACATGAATATCAAAGAATGGTAATTGAGGAATTAACACAAATACCAAACGAAGAAAGTTTTTTGAAATTAGCATCAAGTTGTAGATCTACTGTTAAAGGTATTGATCCACAGATCTTTTGCACAGCTAATCCTGGTGGTCCAGGACATAGTTGGGTTCGTGAGAAATGGAAGATAGGACAGAAAGAACCTAATAAAGCATTTAGAGATCCAATTAGTAAAAGATATAGTATATTTATACCAGCTACAGTTGATGACAATCCAACACTAATGAAAGCTGATCCAGATTATGTAAAGTTTCTGGATTCACTACCAGATGGATTAAGGGAAGCATGGAGAGATGGTAACTGGGATATATATGCAGGACAATACTTTACTGAATGGGATCCTAAAAAACATGTTATAACTGAAGAAGAAGCAAGATCATTAGGATTTGGAATTGATGGCAATGCAAGATATGTTGGGATTGACTGGGGTTATTCAGCACCCTTTTGTGCATTATGGGGAGAATATACTTATGATAATAAGATATTTATTTATGATGAATTGTATGGTGCAGAAAAACATCCAAGCCATTGGGCAACACAAATACATAGTAGATCATCAGATGTAATAATGAGTTTAGGTGATCCAAGTATGTGGACCAAGAATCCAATGTCCTGGAGTAGTCCAGATAGACCAGCATTTAGTGAAACAAGTATAGCTAATGCATTAATAGGAGAGCCACACAATCCATGGGTTAAGAATCTACAGCCAGCTAACAATACAAGAGTAAATGGATGGATGAAGATGTCTGAAATGATACATGATCATAAATTTTATGTAATCAAAGGAAGATGTCCTAACTTGGTAAGAACAATACCATTAATGATTAGAGATGAAAAGAATCCAGAAGATGTAGATACAACATTGGAAGATCATGCAATGGATGCTTGTAGATATATTATAAACCATTTACAGGTTCCATCTAAACCTAAACCAAAGTTAAATGCAGAACAAAGAAAATATAAAGAATTAACTGAAGGGGATAAAGATGAAGGATGGAGCTACAGTTTTTGATTGTAAACAATGTGGTGCATGCTGTAAGATTGCAGGAATGATTGGTCTGATTAGAGATAAAGAAGGAAATAGAGTTGGGCAGAGAGAAGATGGTGCATGTATACATTTAGATGAAAACAACATGTGTAAAATATACGAAGATAGACCAGACATATGTAGAGTTAAAGAGGATCTTGGTGGTGGGTATATAGGCACAATGAAAAACTGTAATAGTATACAGAATTTAGTAGGATCAGATAAAAAAA